GCACATGAAGGACTTGTAGATAAAAGGGCATACTTAAATACTTTTGGATGTTTACTACAAGATTCATCATTGATAGATGACATAGACAGACCTCTGGATCGGACTGATTTTAATACAGAAAATTTTTACGAATTATTGTTTGTTGCCATATATAATCTGCATATGCAAGGTTGTACCACAATTGATGAATTCAATATTGATTCGTATTTGAGCAACTATAAAGAACAATATTCCATTTTTCAAGAGAATCAGGGAATCGAATATCTTTCTAATGCCAGAGAAATAGCAACGCTTGAAAACTATGATTACCACTACCATAGATTGAGGAAATATTCATTACTAAGATATTATGAAAAACAAGGGTTAGACACACGCTTTATATATGACAGTACAATCGCTGACGCTTCAAAAATAGAAGCAGAAAAGATTAAGTTTGACAATTATACGGAACAAGACATTATTGAGATTGTTGAAACAACATTCGTTATCAATCCCAATATGAAGTATTGCACCAATACACTCAGTACAGATGTTCAAGCTGGTGATGGTATGACGGATCTTGTTAATGAATTAATGGAAGTTCCTGATGTGGGTTTAGCACTAAACAATGTGGGCTTAAATACGGTATCAAGAGGCGCAAGGTTGGGGTGTTTATTTATGCGTTCTTGCCCCCAGGGCGGCGGCAAGACAAGGATGGCGGCAGGTGATGCCTGTAAAATAGCGGTTCCCTATTTCTATGATGTGAGTACAAAACAGTATGTATTTACGGGAAACAGTGAACCAACAACAATATTTTCAACAGAAATGCCGGTTGATGAGATACAAACACTTTTGATAGCAGCCGTTAGCAAGGTGAACGAAGAGCATATTTTGTATGGGACATATGAAAATGATGAACTAGACAGAGTAACACAAGCAATTTCTTACATAGAATCCAGTCCACTATATATCGTACACATTCCCGATTTTTCCATTGAAGATATAAAGAACCAGATTAAAAAATACAATAGAGAATTTTCTGTGCGATATTTTTTCTTTGATTATATCCATACTTCATTACGGCTAATGGCAGAGGTTAATAGTAAATCTGGTATGGGATTAAAAGAACATCAATTACTTTTGGTATTTGCAACAGAATTAAAAACGATAGCACAGCAATTAGATGTATTCATTTATACCGCTTCACAGTTAAACGGAGAAGCACAAAACGCTTTGTATAAAGATCAGAATTTGTTGGCTGGTTCAAAAGCATTGGCAAACAAGTTAGATATGGGGGTTATTTCAATGGCTCCAACAAAGGCAGAGAGAAAAAAGATTGAAGCAGTTTTACACAAGATGGTCAATATGCCAGTACCCAATATGTGCCATTGGGTATATAAGGTAAGGCGAGGCAGACTAACACGAATTATTATTTGGACAAAAATTGATTTGGGTACCATGACAGAACAATGTTTATTTGTTACCAATTACGATTTTGAACTAATTGATATGGATTTTACAAAGATTGAACAGGTAGAAGAAAAAATAAAAGAACATTCTGTCTTGCTGTCACAAGTTCCTGATAGTCCATTAGAAGAAAATGAGGAAGACCCAACTGATAAGAAAAGTTGGGGAAATTGGTAAGTGAGGTGATGACATGTATTTAGATAAAGATGCAATTCTCAACTCACTTACTAAAGAAGATATTATCAAAATCGTTATGAATCTTGGTTCTGCATATCCTAAATCAGATAGTAATGGTGATTTGATTTTTCAATCGGTCTGTCATGGATCGGATTCATGGAAATTATATTACTATCACGAACCAAATGAAGAAAAAGATTATAAGGGCAGAACTTTTCATTGTTATTCCAGATGTAGTGATAGTTTTAACATCGTTGAATTAGTAATTAGAGCAAATAGAACGAAAGGAAAAACTGTTACATGGTATAAAGCCCTTAGATATATTGGACAATTAACAAATAAATTGGCAACAACAAGTGCTGAAGATGTAGAAAAAGAAAAGAATCACATTACAGATTTTGAATGGATTAACAGATTAAAATCTGTAAAGAAGAACAAAAAAGAAATTCCTACATTGTCCAAAGTTAATGAAAATGTTTTAGAAACATTTTACTATGCACCACATGAAGATTGGTTAAATGACAATATTTCTCGTGAAGCACTTAGCAGATATGAGATAGGATATTATGGATTGACAAATCAAATTGTTATTCCTCACAGAGATAAAGAGGGACGTTTGATTGGAATAAGGGGTAGATACCTTGATGAAAAGGACATAGAAAGAGTTGGAAAATATGTTCCATTGCAAATAAACGGTAGATTTTTAAGTCATCAGTTAGGTTCAAATTTATATGGAATCAATGTTACACAAGACAAAATCAAAAGCATTAGGAAAGCTATGATATTAGAATCAGAAAAAGGATGTATGCAAAATTATTCCTATTTTGGAGAAGATTCTTTTGCTGTTGCTACTTGTGGAAGCAATATAACTCTCACACAACAAAAAATATTACTTTACTACTTGAAGTGTGAAGAGATTATTCTGGCTTTTGATAGAGAATATGACGATCCGCATTCGTTTGAAGCAGAGATATATTATAACAAATTGGTTAAAAAGGTAGCAAATATAGTTCCATATTGTAAGGTGTGTTTGCTGTTGGACAGCGAAAATAGGTTGCCATATAAAGCTAGTCCTACAGATATGGGAAAGGAAGTTTTATTGGAACTGCTTGACGAGAAAATTGTGATTACTATGGATGAGGTTAATAGAGTATTAAAAGAAACAAAGAAGGAGAAATAATTGCAAGAATTACTAAATAGAATTAGACCTGTAACGGAGACAGATAAAGAACTTCCAGTATTTTCTTATAGTAAATTGGAAGTTTTTAAAAACTGTCCGTTGCAATATAGATATAAGTATATTGAAAAAAAGTATTCTCAGGATACTTCAATTGCTTTAGAACTTGGGAGCTTGTGTCACTATGTTTTAGAACAGAAAGGACGAATGGTTGCTGCTAAACAAAAAGTTGATTATGACAAACTAAATAATATTTTGCTAGACGGTGTATCGGAAGTAGATGAAAAAACAAAAGAAAAGTTGTTGGGTGTAAGTCAATTAAAACGAAAGTATTTTGAAGTATGGCACGAGGCAGACAATGCTAGTGGTGCTTCATATGATGAAAAAATCAAATTGTTTGATCAAGTATTACATAAAGAAATGGAAGATACTGAGTGGGAATCTACATATTTTGAAAGACCGTTTGAGTTTGTTTGGGATAACAAAGTAATTTTGAAAGGCTTCATAGATCGCATAGATGTAAAAGATGGACAATATAGAACTGTGGATTATAAGACTTCCAAAAAAGTATATGAACAAAGCAAATTGGCTACTTCATTACAGTTTGGAATTTATGCCTTGGCAATTTTGAATGAATTTGGAGTATTGCCTGCTGAATCAAAATACAGATTTATTCTTATTGATGATGAGCAATATGCCCTTACAAAAGGATGGGAAAAGCGTTTGATTAAAGCGTTAGATAAAGTATTTGGTGATATAGAGGCAAGTGGGAAAAAAGAAATCTTTGTACCAAAGCCAACTCCTTTATGTCATTGGTGTAATTTCTGCCAGACTAATCCAGAAGCAACAATTTATAGAAATGAATGTGAATATTTTTCTAAGTGGACTCCAACACAGAAAACATTTGAGGTTAATAAAAAGTGGAACGCATTAGAAAATATGAACCCTACAACGAAAAGAAAGTTGGTATTTTGATGACAGAAGATAGATATAAGTTGGTTGAAAGAATTGTGGATTCCATTGAAAATAAAGATTTGAAAGAATTATGTGTCGCAATATTAGATGATATGCCGGATTATATTTGGTATGTTCCAGGAAGCTCTTCTGGAAAGTATCATCCATCAACGGATCTGGGAGAGGGTGGATTGATGAGACACCAAATTGCGGTTGCTAGATTCTGTAATTGGAAATTAGAACTGGAGCAAAATCAAAACAAATTTGATTCAAGACAAAGAGACTGTTTAAGGATTGCTTGTTTGTGTCATGACGGAAGAAAATCTGGAGAAGAAGATAGTGGGCATACAGTACATGAACATCCCAGATTAATGTTTGAAGCTGTAAAGAAAATGGAAGAAAAATTTCCTCGATTAGTAGATGAAATAGATATGATTGCTAATTGTATTGATACCCATATGGGACAATGGAACGTTAGTAAAAAGTCGGAAGTGATTTTATCTAAGCCAATAACATTGACACAAGAATTTGTACATGAATGTGATTATTTGGCTTCTCGTAAAGATATAGAACTTCAATTTGATAATTGGGAGAAACCTGAATTGCCACCATTAAATACATATGTTTTAACTTTTGGTAAGTACAAAGATAGAAAGTTGATAGATATAGCTTCAGA